CTACAGCACCACCTCTGGATGGGTAGGCAATGGCGGCAATGCGTCCGGTGGCGCGGGCGTTGCCTCCGGCAACGCGGGTGCCTATAGCGTGGCTTCTGGTAAGTACGGAGCTGAAACCCGCCCCCGCAACGTCGCGCTGTTAGCCTGCATCAAATCCTGATTATTTTAGTAAGTTAGCAAAAAATGTTATTTTACACATACAGTCCGAACTCGTTTGAGTATTTAGATTCCGGTGATGCGGAACAATCGCCCCTTGAAGAGGGCGTCTACCTGCTCCCAGCCAATGCAACGTTTGAAGCACCCCCATCCATTGGCTCGCACCAGATGCAGCGGTGGGGTGGTGAGTCTTGGTCAATTGTGCCCGATTATCGGCTGTCGATAATCTACAGCAAGGCCGATAAAACAATTTTGGCTGCCGGATTGGGCGAGACTCCTGAAGATATTGGGGGCACTTTGCTTGAGCCTGGCCAGTTTGATTTGTGGGACGAAAATACCGGCGCGTGGGCGAATTACTTAATAACATATTTTAATTAGAATAGAAAGGACTTTGATTAAACCCAGTTACCCCGTACCCAGCCTGCGCGAATCCGAAGAATGGAAGATCACCATAGACAACCAATGTTAATTTCACTCCTGCGGGCCTAGGTATTATATCTGACTGGTTTAGAATCGCGGCTTCAACTGGCGTGAGATTAAACTCAAAAGTTAATCTCATCGTCATATTTCGGTCATCGATCGCGTAACAGCGGCCCCTGCCATCGAATAGGCGAGTCAATATGTTATTGATTGACGGTACATTGCCAGATGCAATGTTGGTCATTGCCTTTACAAGCAACAATTGCCGATAAGAATCATCCGGCAACAAATATGTTTGGGTTTGCGTGTTTTCAGAATTGAAAAAAGGCCCCTGATTAAAACCAGTTGCGTCAGGCAATGCCTGCAAAAATCCAAAATACGTAATATCTGCGGGTACAGTTAAGCTGCGCCCAACCCCCAATATGCGACCCCAAATATCCAGGCCAAAACCAATCGCAGTATCTATATTCCAAACATGGTTAAAGAATTCATCAATATCGGCGCGAGGGTCAATATACAAATCTATATTCTTACACAATTGTGAAATTGTTGGACTATTAGCGTACTGGCTAATTATCGTTTGCTCTACGTTTATCATACGTATGTGATAACAATATCTGACTCATCAATAGTCGGGGATTGATCGATTCCAACAGAAACAACAGTTAGCGTTGCGGTTACCGTGCCTATTAAGATGGATAATACATTCAATACATTACTGACTCCAGCCACCGCTGGATAATACCCACTAACAAGTATATTACTTCCAATACGCTCCCTACCCAATCCCGATGTTCCATTGAATTTATCAATTACAGACTGCTTTATTAGTTGTGTTATATTGGCTGGAAGTGATGGATTATTGACAACACTAATTGCAAACTTAATAGGCAGAGGAGTTGGCCGATTAAACGTGATTGTATATTCAGGCTCTGGGTACGAATACCCACTTGTATCTTTGACGGTAACCGTTGTATTGCCAACCATCCCGCAACCAACATCCTTTTTCTCCCAAACTGCCCGCCCAATGTCTTCATCAAGACCCCCAACGACCCCAACGTAAATAGAGTGCGCGGCAATTGGATAATTGGTTGCCCCAAACGTAACAGTTGTATTTTCAAAGTTATCCACAACGTAACAATCCAATACGTTATCGACCTTGAACACATTACCGTAAATTGACCCAACAGAGCCGTTTGCATTCACCGCGACTGAATTTCTGCGCCTGAATTCAAAATCTGTGCGACTTTCAACGTTCGAACCAGAAGTTCCAGCCGAAGCATTATTTATCGTATCCCAGCCGATTACCACCTGATAAATGGATGTTAGAGTGTTGGCTGCACATGGAATCGGGCCAGAAATAATGTTGGTGAATGTTGCATCCACCGCACTCGCTGGGCCAATCGTAACCGTGTTGGACAATACGTAAGTATTGTTGTTTGTGTCTTGAGCGAATGAACCGGCAGGTATTACAGTTCCGGGTAAGCCACCCAATTGGCACAGGACACTGGTAAATGTCGCAGGCCGTCTATTCAAGAAGTAAATGCGCCCAATTGCATCCTGCCAACGACCCGAGGCATATTGCGGGTCAACCTGATTGCTTATCAGGGCAACCTGCGTGTTTTTGTCGGCAATAACCGCCGACTGACTGGACGCCAATTGCCCCTGTGGCGTTTCTAGCGCGGGGGTTAACCCGCCGCCAAATGCGGCATCAATATCTGCCACTACACCAGCCAGAATTGCCTCTTCAGTCGGCAAGACTACACCGGCGGCGGTAAACTGAACCTTGGGTACGCTAGAAACTAATGCCACGCTCTATTCCAGTTTTATCAATAATAAAGACTTGACCAGTTACAGTTCTATTTTCAAACGTATTTATTACACACCTTGCATTTATAACGCCGGGCACTGTCTTTGACTGCTTCTCGATTAACCCAATAAGCAAAGAAGGAGGGGGTAGATACCCCAAAATCTCTTCAAAATATGGAATACCAGAATTCTTGTCGTACCATAATTCACCCAAAAAAAGTTTAATCGATGAGCAAACATCCTGAATAATCTGATACGGCTCATCGGCAACAGCTATATTCCCCGCAGAGTCAATCACCAAATCCCACGCAGTTTGATCGAGCAACAATGTCTTCATGGCAATGGAGGTGTTGTATCGTCAAATGCTCCTTGGGCGGTATGCACGTGCTGCGTCAAACTGATTCCATCAGCCTGCACATCTCCAGCAACACTAACATCCCCGCTAAACGCAGCTGTATTACCACCACCCACTTGACTGATTGAGCCATTCATTACAACGTTACCATTTATCTGAAGCGTAGGTGTATTTATTGTGGCCGAACTCGAAGCATTGATTGTAACAGATTGAGCCTGAATGGCGACAGTCGGGGCCTGAATAGCAACGCTACTGGGCGAGACAATAGATATTCCGCCCGAATTGAATTGTACGTACTGGCTGGGTGTACCATTCAATAAACCACCCAAATACATTCCATCCGAAAATGAATACCTTCTAAAAGTACCCGGAACAGATTCTTTCTTTGTCGTTTTGACGCCAGATATATCGCGACTGGCGAACACACATATCCCCAAATCCCCCACCTGCGGGTCAATTATTATTGCATTCTGCCCGCCCTGGATTCTAAAATAGGGGAGTCCATGGATAACACTGTGGGGCGTGGCCACGCCCTGCGCATCAATCTGGGCGACAAGAGGCACAACATCCACATACCCAACCGGCGACACCCCGCCGGTATTGGTGCAGGCAACAACCTTAACTATTGTTGCAGTCTGAATCTTGTTTATTAACTGTGTAATAACAAAGTGAATGCTATTGTAATCACTTGAGCCGATAACTGGTGTTATCTGCCCCAATGACTCACTTTGTGATTGCAAGGCCATTTTGGTTACCCCTAACGTTACACACCCATTGACTACTTGGCATCTCCCCGCTCAATTCATAACCAACTGATACAACTACCCATTCACCAGAGCAGCTTGGCAAATCGGAATTTAACTGAACAAGTCCGCCAAATGTTATCGCCGGATTAAAAAGGCATTGAAAGTTAACACAAATTCCGTCAAAGAATGGATAACCAATCAATCCAGTATCTGGCGCAACGCGGGGAACAACACCCGCACGCGGGGAATATCTATTGGTTATTGCAAGAGTTTTATCATCAATATACAAATCAAACCCACACATCTGCGCAAGCTCTCGCGCCTGTTCGGTCAGTGTGCTTGCAACATATACATTGTATATTATTTTACTTACATTATTATTTTCAAACGAAAGGCCCATATCTTTAGCAATGCGAGTCATTACAACTGAAACATCAATTCCGCCGCTAATTGATAGCGGGGCTACAGCCTTTAATTGATTAAAATATGCGGATTGTGCCTTGATATTCAAAAA